GTAGCTGATGTTGGCGCTAATGTTTCCGCAATCGGTGTAACAAGATCTTTATATAGTAAAACTTTTTCTTTCCAAACGTCAACCATTAATAAATCCGCTTGTTTTGATGGATTTGTAAGACCTAAAGTAAAGTTTTGTAATTCATCCTCAAAACCCAATAAAAATAAATGAATGATTGCAACTTTATTTAATTCAGCAATCATTGCTTTTTGAATTTTATTAATTGTTCTTGCAAAACGAATGTCTTGTAACGATAAATTCTTACCATCACCAACAACTTCCTCAAAACCTAAATACGCTTTTGGTACACGAAGTGCTGTTACAAGTTTTTTCTGTATGTACTCAATATCAGCAATTTCAGATAAGTTTTGTGCTCCGGGTAATGTATCAATTGGCATCGCCGCCGCAGGATCCCTCACTGGTATAAAGTAATCTTGGTCAACAGCCATTTGGTTAAACCTTAAATCTACATTTCCAGTATTTTTATCAACCACTTGATCACGTTTAAATTTGTTTGCAACACGTTGTACATATGGTTCAACATCCTTATCATCCATATTTCCAACAAATACCTTAAATACCCTTCTTTCCGGTGCTCTAGACGTTCTATATATCAACATCGCATCTTCTGATAACATTAATTGTTTCCAAATACGACGTGCTTTTTCTAACATTGATGTACCATAAGGAAGTTTTCTATCATCACCAAGTAATCTAAAATGTGCTACCTCCCAAGCGTTAAATTCCATATCTTTTACCTTCCAGTGAAAACGTAAACCTTTTTGTTTTGGGTCAACTTCAGCATTTACAGATCTAGCAAGCATACCACGCTCTAGTCTCTCTATCTCTATGTTAGGTAATTGCATACAACCAACAATACCTTTCTCTGGATCTAGTTTTAAGTAAACAAAATTATCCCCATATTTACAAGTGTTTCTAATCCACATTTGTAAATTCGTGTTAATATCTAAAACATTATTAAATAACTCAACAAGAATTGCTTTAATTCTTTTTGATTCGGAATAAACTTGTAAAATATAACCATCTTCATTAGCTGTTGTAGATTCTTCAGCATAAATATCAAGAGCTGTTGAGATTTCCGGTGTAAACTCCATAGATTCGTAGTCATAGAACGCAGCCAATCTTGTTGGTTCGTAGTAAACAGCTTGACTATAAAGGTTATTCTCAATTTTTGTCCATTGACCGGCCAAATACAACGATTGTTGTGCTTGAAGTTTCTCCTTTTCGTATTCTTGTTTATCTGTTGTTCTTAATAACTCTTTTTTGTCAAATTTATAAGTTGGTATATCTTGTTGTAATAAACCATTTGGGCCAAAAGTTTGTGATAACCTTTGGAATATTGTAAAATTATTATTATTTTCTGCCATATTCTAAATGTAGATATTTTTATATCTTTATAAATACTTTCATTAACACCAGATTAAATTGTCAAAACCTTGTGTTGTTATGTCTTCAAAAAGTTGTGTTTCAATATAACAAGTTGTAACAGGGATTGTGGTTGTTGTTGTCGTAATCGGTATTATTTCCCTTGTACTTTCTTTTGTGATAATTTGTTTATTAAATGTTAACTGGAATTTTTTTACATTATATATGTTCTGTCCATCAACAATAAGTCGTGAACCACCAATATAATTTCCAGATCTTCTTCTTTTTTCTAAACCCATTTTTTATAAATATTATCTTCCACCAAATAACCAAGAATATGTCATATAATCATTTTTAGTTGGTGTGTTAATTTCTCTACCGTATCTATCCACCATTCCGGGCAAACTAGGTAAAACGGGGTCAAAATGTAGTTGTTTCCCAATGTTATTGTTATCTGACACAGTCCAGGACTCAATCATAACCTTTGTTTTTTCCGTAACTTTCTCAAGTTTTGAAAATGAAGATTCGCCAACATAAATAGCCATTGATATACCCATAATAAGGTCATCGTGCTGTCCCCTTTGATGGTCAGGTCTTCCATTTACATATACAAATGTGTTCATCTCATTATACAAACGAACACTTTTAATTTTGAATTTATGTCTCACATATTCCTCAAACGCGGCAATAATTTGAACACGTTTATTATTAAAGTTAATTCCTGGTATTTTATCAACAGCAGTTTTATTAACCGCCCATATATTCATTGAGTCAACACCATCAATATATAAATTCTTATAACCAAGTTCTTGCATTTTTCTAACCGTTGTAATACCCATACCACCGGTAATATCCACAACACAAAACGCATTATACATTAATCCCCACTTATATGCAATTTCAGCTAGGGCATCAGGTGGTATTTTCCCAACATATTCTAAAACTTGTTCTCTTTCGTCAAAATCAATTATTTGAATGGATGAAAAATCTTCACTATCACCACGAGATACGTCAACACCCATAATGTATTTGTGTCCTTGTTCTGGTTCTTTCCACATCCATAAAGAATTTCCCATTAATTTAGTTGGGGCATCCTCTAACGTGGTTTGTTTAATATATTCTAATTGTTTTGATTCAAATACGTTGTCACCAGACCCCAGAAATTCACAGTTAAGCTCTTGGTTAATTTTACGTTTATCGTATTTTAACTTTTTAACCATTTTTTCATACCAAGGTGAACAAGGTTTATATCCTTGGGTGAAATATTCCTTTATTTTTTCATAGTCTCTTTCGTATGCGTCAATATCAGCAAAGGATATATTACCAGAATGGTCTTTTTCGTCTTTATTTAATAGATAATCAACCATATCATCAGTTGGTACCAAAAATAACTCTTTTGAATATCTTGGATCTTTCCACCAAAACATTTCAGAGATTTTAAAATTATTAATACCTTTTATTGCTTGACTATAAACATCATAATAAATTGGGTCATACCCATTTGGTGTTGATACAACAATTACTTTACCACCCGTAGATAGGGACGCCATACAAGCCGCCCAGAAATCACCATCAGCTTCAATAAACGCGGCCTCATCAAATACAAGTACCGTAGGTGTATAACCCCTCAAGGCATCTCGTGATGTCGCAACAGCTTTTACTTCACAACCATTTGTTAATTTATAATGTCTTTGTGAGTTTTTATCTGGTGAAAATTGAGCACCAACCCATTTTGGCCATTGGTCTACAAATGCTCTAATTTTATTTGCCATCTCCATTGACGTATCAAGTTTGTTGGCAATAATCAATATTTTTTCTGGTTGTTCTTTTTTTGCAAATACAAGTTTTTTTGATACCCAAGCGGCAGTTACTGTTGATACACCAGCTTGACGATATTTTAAAGCGATATTTTCTTCGTAATCTTCATAATCTTTAAGAAGTGACACCTGATCTGGGAACAACTCCAGAGGTACATATCTTGATACTGTATTATCATATGTTTGTAGGTAAGTTCTTAAAGCGTAAGGTGTATCTTTCATACATCTTACGTATTCTAACATTACTTGTTCTTTTGTTAGTGCCATAAAGATATTTCTATATAAATATCAAAACCCCCAAATTATTTCTAAAATGGGGGTTTTATAAAAATTTGTTTTTAATTAATTAAGAGTATATAACTCATAATATACATACAAAGCACCATCCCAGTTATTAACTCCGGCAGTAGCTGGGTTTGCATTATACAGACTAAACTCTATTCCATTTGCAAGAACACCTGTTGATATTACATATGGAATTGTATTATCTGAAGTAGTTCTTGAATAATACACAGAATACTGCATGTATATGTTTTCTCTATTACCAACCGTAAGATCAAGATCTGGATTATTAATATAAAAAGCAGTAGTAGAACTAAAAGCTGGTGCTGGTGTGTATAAAGCACCTGTACCCATACCAAGAATGTCAATAATACCTTTTGTTGTGTTTACTGTTAAAAAACTGGTTTGGTCAAAGTCTAATTCATAATGTGCGGTACCGTTATTTATTTCAGTTCCGTTTACAACCAGCGAACCAGTTGAGATTTTATCTACATTTAATGGCATAATTTTTTGTTTTTTTATTTGTTTATTTACGCTTCATTTCTTGTTTTGATAACTGTGAAAGTAAAAGGACCACCTAAACCATCAACATTTGTCCATTCATAACCCAATCCATTTTGTTCTAGTGTACTATTAGTTGAATCAGTTGAGTTTACTAGTTGACTATTCCCACCACCGGCAAGCCATAATTCGACAAGACCCAAATCGTGGTCGTTTACTAATAATAGACCAGAAAATAAAGGAATTTGATGCGTTGCACCACTAGCAACATTTACTAAATTATCTGAAGTATTTGCAATAATCGCATTTCCTTCATTATCAATTACAGTACCGCCAACTTCAGTCCCATCAATATACAAGGCTCCTGTGTTTATTAAATCTACATTTAAAGGCATAATTTTTTGTTTTTTTTTATTTGTCTATTTATTGTTTAATAATTCGTGTAATTCTTCTTCAGTCCAAGTTTCTTTTGCTTCAACCTCTACCAATACGGGACCGTCTTCAGTTTTAAATTTAATCCCTTTTGGTGTTTGTTTAATTTTTTTTACTTTATTTTCACCAATTGTAATCGGTTCTTCATAAGTGAATAATACTTTTCTTTCTACGTTTTCCATTTTTTTTATTTTTTATTTAATTTATACAATACATAACATTCCAGAATCACTCCACACCATACCAGTTGCTAAACCAGCTGACGATGTTGGTATATTACTAAAGTGTAAAGAGTTTATATGTAAAGTGTCATCAGCAGTACTTGATATTCCAGAACCTATTACGTGTGCGTTAGCATTTGTAACAACATTACTAAACCCACCAAGTATTGATGAATTATTACTAGTATTAGCAACAGTATTATTACCCCCACCATTAATTATTGAACGATCACCTAAAGCTGTATTATCATAACCACCACTTATTGTTGAATAAGTTCCACTTATTGTATTTCTACAACCACCATTAATTATTGAGTAATAACCGGATACTGTATTATCATACCCACCAGAAATTGTTGATGAACGACCTAACACTGTGTTTTGATACCCACCACTTACAGTTGAGTAACTACAACGCGTTTCGTTTTGGTATCCACCAGAAACTGTTGACGCATAACCCGATGCGGTATTTTCATAACCACCACTAATTGTTGAGTATTCTCCAGATGCGGTATTTTCTTTACCACCACCTACGGTTGCATAACCATTATTACTTACATAAACACTAAATGTTACATTATCTGTAGGAGTCGCACCACCAGAAAATAAATTACCATTAAATAATAATACATCACCGTTTTTATATCCAAAACCTCTGTTAATAATGTCTAACGAAACAGAACCCATACCATTAAAATAGAAGCTAAACTCAGCACCGTATCCACTTAATGTTGACCCACTAGATGGTGAAAATGGACCTTCCCAAACAAGATTATTTAAAGTTCCACCATAAATAACATTATTCCATCCATCTACAAATCCCTCCGTACCAGATTGGTTATCACATCCACCGCCAATTGTTGAAAACCTACCCACAGTTGTATTACGTCTACCTCCACTAATTGTTGAAGCACAACTAATTTCAATTATTGTATTATAGTATCCACCAGCAATTACTGAACAATCACCAGAAACAATACTATTAATTCCAGATCTAACTGTTGAGCAATACCCAGAACCAGTTTCATAAAGGTTTAATATTGGACTTCCGTTAATCAATATTGAACCTGCGTTTATTCTATCAACATTTAAAGGCATAATTTTTTGTTTTTAATTTTTGTTTATTTTTTATTTATTAATTCGTGTAATTCTTCTTCAGTCCAAGTTTCTTTTGTTTCAACCTCTTTAAGGACTGGCCCATTTTCAGTTCTGAATCTAATTCCTCTTGGGACTTGTCTAATTGCTTTTACTTTATGTTCACCAATTGTAACTGGTTCATCATATTTGAACAATACTTTTTTTTCTACGTTTTCCATTTTTTATTTTTTTTATTTAATTTATTATTTTTTATGTTATAAACACACACACAAATTACAAGTTGATGAGTCATAAAATACTGTACCTAAAGGTAACCCAATTGCGGTTTCATTTGGTAGATCTTTTATATTTAAACAATTTATATGTAATGTATTTGCTGCCGTACTAGAAATTCCACTACCAACAATAAATGAACAATCGTGTTGTGCTGTATTGTATTGTCCTCCAAGTATCGCCGAACAACCATTTATTGATGTGTTTTCCCGTCCGCCACTTACGGTTGAATAATAACAACTTGCTGTGTTACATCTTCCACCACCTACGGTTGAATTGACACCACTTGATGTGTTTTGACGACCACCACTTACGGTTGAAAAATTACAACTTGATTCGTTATTAAATCCACCACTTATGGTTGAATTTTGTCCAATTGATGTGTTTCTACGTCCACCACTTACGGTTGAATAATTTCCACTTGTTGTGTTGCAATATCCACCACTTACGGTTGAATACCATTCAATTGATGTGTTTTGTCGTCCTCCACCTACATTTGAATAACGTCCACTTGATGTGTTACATAATCCACCACTTACGGTTGAAGAATCACTACTTGATTTGTTTTGCCTTCCACCACCAACGGTTGAATAATAACAACTTGATGTGTTACAAAATCCACCACTTACGGTTGAAAAATAAGCACTTGATGTGTTACCAAAACCGCCACTTACTGTTGCGTAATTTCCACTTGTTGTGTTTCTAACACCTCCACCAATTGTTTGTCCATTATAATATGATGA